ACACGCTCCGTGGGGAGCGTGACTTTCATCTACACATTTTGCACAATAACAGCCTTCATTTCAACTCACACGCTCCGTGGGGAGCGTGACGTATATCGTTTATAAATTGGCTAAAAACGCCACAATTTCAACTCACACGCTCCGTGGGGAGCGTGACTCTACATATTGTATATGTGAAGTCACACCACCACAACAGAGCGGACATTTTACTAAAAATCACTTTAAAAAGCGATATTTTTTTACATAATATGTATTATATCTTCAGCGAACCTCCATACAAAACCAATATCACTGCACGTTCGCTCACAAAATCAAGCTGCCCTCAGGGTCATATGTTTCCTTTGCACCTATATGCTCCACTCTCCTCTTCCAATTATTACCCAAATAATAGAATCGAAGGCTATCTTGTTCTTCATCAATAATTTTCATAAGTCTATCTTTTAATTTCAAGAATGTTCCGTAATCAACATCAACTTCAAACACAGAATTTTGCACTCTTTGTCCGTAATTAACACATTCCTTTGCAACCTTGCGAAGTCTTTTCCTACCTGCCGCATCGACAGTTGACACATCATAACTTACCAAAGTCATCATCAATATCACCTACTTTGCCAAATAACACGGATACTCGTCAATTTCACCACGCACAAATTTTGCAAGCAACATACTTTGCACATACGGCAAAAGTCCCATAGAAATTTTTTCCTTCAAATACGGATGTATCATATCGGTACGTTTTTTCTCCTGCCATTTTGAGAGCACCTTTTTCCTGCCGTCATCATTCAAGAAAACTGCACCGCTTACCTGTACATCAAAATCTTCGGGTTTAATAATTTTAAGATTTATTAATGTCAACACAAATCTTTCAACAATACATCTTCCCTCCTCGACCAAATCGCACGCAAGCGATTCACGTCCGGGGCGAAGCGAATGATAAAATCCCATATAACTGTCCAATCCCACACTTTCAAGTGCCGCCGCATATTCACGGGTAAAAATCGTATATAAAAACGACAACATTGCATTCACCCTATCGAGCGGTGGTCTTTTACTTCTCATTGCAAAATAGAAATCGTCTTTTTGATGAAGAATAAGGCTGTCAAACACATCAAAATATGCCTTTGCACCGTTCCCCTCCGTACCGAGTATGCCGTCATAATCATCTGTGATATACACGCTTTTAATACAACCGTCCAAGCGTTCTATACAATGAGTCAGCTTGCCGTCCTCATCAATTTGCGGATAATCTTTAAGCGTTCTTTTCACAACACTTTTTGTATTCGCCAATTTTGCGGCAACGGTATTTTGTCTTAAAAGTGCGGGCGGTTTTGAAAAAAGTTCATATTGACGTTTTCTCAGCAACACATTTCCGTGTGACGCACCCTGCACACGAGCCAAAAATCTGCCTGACGGAGATATGAAGTTAATCGGTATGCCGTAATCGGCACACTTCCCCATGAGTGCAGGCGAACAGCCAAGATAGCTGAAACAAAATATTGCTTCAATATTTGAAAACGGAAGTCGTAATTTGACCTCATTATTTTCCTTACATACAACATTTTCGCCGTCGAGAGTCATGTATATATTTTCATTAGTGACATACAAAGTATTCAAAAGTTTTCTCATACGCAATCCTCCTCAATAAGCTGTTTAATGCTGTACTTTTTCGTTTTAGGCATACACAAATCTTTAATCGAGCAACCACTGCACTTTTGACCTTTTATTTTTGGAGGAATAACACCGCTTTCCACTACGTTTTGCATTTTACCGACCAAATCATCAAGCAAAGCTTTATACCTGTCGTACTCCTCATCAAACGGCATTTTCACACGTTTTCTTGTATCGGCATAATATATGCACCCCTCACTGTTGCATTTCCAAATATAGTCCGCACACAATTTTTGAGCAAATACCTGTATCGCGTCAGTTTCTCTTATAGAGCCGTCTTTAGGCTGTGTAGGCTTGTATTCCACAAGTCTGACAGTGTACTTTCCGTCAAGACCGTCTATCGGTACGCCGTCTTTATTTTTGCAAAACTCTATACAATCCGCAACACCATACAATTCAAGTTCATCATTATACAAAGTAACCGAGCTTAAAACAACCTTGTTATTGCTTTTGAATTGGTGTTTGCCCGAATGTACGTTTTCGTGCATAATATTCGCCAACACAACCGAAACATTTTCAGCCCAGGCATTCTCAATTTCAAGCAATCCGAATCTTCTCGGGCAATACATATAATGCTGTATTGTCCTTATATTAATCATGCTTTTTCCTGAAGTTCTACTCCTTCAGGCATATTTTTATCGACAGTGATTTCATAGTCATTGAAACTTCTCGGAACTTCCACTCCGTCTTTTTTGCTGATAACAATTTTGTCAAACAACACATTCGCCGGAGCATTTCCGAGTACGGAATCATGCTTGAATACATAAAGTTTTCTTACGCACATTTTACCTCTTGCGGCACTTCTGTCGTGTTCAAACATATTGATAATGGCATTCCACAAAAGTTCAAGGTCTTCTTCCGAAAACTTGGTAATTTTTTGTGCAAGCATAGCCGACACATATCCGTCCGCCCTGTACAAGCCATACGGTACTATGCTCTTTCTGCCCATAGTAGCACTATCACTTTCATTAGTTCTTGCCTGTCTTGTAATTGTTATATCCTGAGTAAATATCGGATCAACACTCTTTGCAAAACTAATCTGAACAGGACCTCTGACAATACCGCATGGGTCGTTACCTGTACTCATAACCGCACCGAATGTTCTTACATCAAAATAATTTTGACATATGTAATCTCTTGCCGCTCTTACCGCCTCAGGATTTTTACCCTTTTGACCTGTCTTTTCGCCTATTGCCTCATACGCCTCCGTAAATTTTGTGTTAAGTGCCTTGTCAGGCTTTACAAGAATATTATAATACGGCTCATCTTCTTTAAAAATTTCCACAAAGTTGCGGATTTTTCTCTTTAAGCACACATCTGTAACAAGTCCTGCCGACGTTTCGGGATCAATTCTCGGCATATTGCCTGCATCGGGATCACCGTTAGGGTTGCCGTTTTCTACATCAAAAATAACTGTAAATTCGTATCTGTTTTTAATTGGTTCCATAATTCTCTACTTCCTTTCATATTTCCTTATCTTCTTTTTTCTTATAAAAATCTTGTGTTTGCTGATAATAGCCTATAATAAACTTACCTTGCTCGCTAAGCGGTAATGTCTTTGGAAATTTTCCGTTTAGCTTGTCCATAATTTCACCTGTAACTATCTTATATTTAACCTTATATTCAAGTTTTTCAATGTGGTATTGCGAAAGCTTTATAAGTTTTGGAAATACCGTTGACGGATTTGCACAAGCTGACGCAAAATATGAATCCTTAATTGTTCTGTTCAATCCAGGCAATGCGTCAGATTGAACTTTTTCAAGTACGGCAAAAAGTCTGCCGCACAGATACGCTTGATTATTATTTTCAATATCAAGTGCCATTTTTATCTCCTCCTTATTTTTTGAATATCTATCTTTTCTGTTTATGCAAGCCTTGATAATGCCTGCACGAACATAATTTACCGATTTATCCGTTTTCACTCGTCTTACGGCATTTTCAAGCAAAGACTCGGGATAACGTGTACCATTTATTATTGCACCGAACACCGAAGCCATAAGCGGCGGCGGTGTGGTATAATTTGTGCTTTGAGGCGGTTTTAATTCTCGGAATATTCGCCACATCGGTATATTTCCTTTTGAATTAACAATCATTATATCTGCTTGATGTCTTGCTATATGCGAGAATATGTTGCCGAATTTATCACGGTATATAAATTTCTGTGCAAGACGCGAAACATTCGGAGCAATTCCCACAATATAAAACTCAACATTTTTATCAATATCGAGTTCTGTCAAATCGGGGCTTTTGCCTTGATTTACGTCATTAAGCGATTTAAGCAAAATACCGTTCATTTCATCTGCGTCAATCTTATCGTCAAAGCCCAGCATTGAAGCAAACAAGTCCGTTTCTTTTGAATCATCATCTGACATCGCCCAAAATACAACTGTCATATCATCAAGATATATTCTGTGATTTTTGTCTGCGATTAAAGTGTTTAGTGCCTCTGTGTAGTGTTTCATAGTAGTTTGCGTTATGGAACTGTTGTACGCCTGTTCTTTGCCGTATGAACACTCTGCCGTATTATTTACGCAAACCATTAACGCACCTGTTGCATTTGCATTTCTTACACCTTTGATTTTATCGTGCGTTACCGATATTTCGCCTTTTTCTCCCGTAACGGCACATATGTCATTACCCTGCACCGGTCCGACTGCTTTTTTCAGTTCCGTTATCTTTTGAGCAATTTCGCCGTCAGTATCGTGCAATTTTATTTCAGGGTGTCCGTCAAGACCGAAAACAAAATTCGCCGTCGAGTATGCCTTGCCGAGATTTACAAGCAACTCATTTTCTGTTTCGTCCTGCGGATTCCACTTTTGCAGAAAATTTCTGTATGCCGTAACTATATCCGATGTCATACCCTCTGTAAATTCAAGGTTTTTGTCCACAAACGCTTTATGCGATTTCTTCGCCTTATCCGTACTGTCCTCAGTTGAATATGTACAGCTCTTATTGTCGTAATTAAGTCCGAAAATATATAACGGTCTGTGTTCGGCAATATTTCCGTCTATACCGGGTTTCTGTGTTCTCTCCGGCAAAACCACCGATATAGGCTGAAGTTTGGTTTTACCCTTACTGTCGGGTTCACTTTCCTGCTCCACGTTTATAATATCGCTTACTGTACCGTCTTTTCTCAGCATAATCATATGCGTGATATTCTGTTTTGAAAAACCGTCCTTGCAAACCTTGTCATTTCTCGCAAGAATATCGTAATATTCATTCAAAGCCTTTATCAGCATTTCATCATCTCCCTATATTTTGCTACATCTATAACACCGTCAATCATATGCGGTCTGTAAAAAAGTGCGTCTGCCTTGTCCGAAAAATTACGTTTATCCCAATCATTATCTTTCGGATGTCCGCCGTCCTCAAACTTCATATGATACAGCATAAATCCTAAATCCGTATCACCTTTTAACGTATCCGAAACATTTTCAAGCGAAAATTCCTCCACAAGCTCGATACTCTTTACGGGAAATTCACGACACCCAAGCACAGGTTGTCTGAATTGTTGACCGTTTCTTAAACGTCTTAGAAGAATATTATAATGCTTTTCCTCCGACTCGTCATCATGGTCACTCTGTATACCCGTAAGTTCAAAGTGAAATTCCACGCCGTAACATACATCTTTCAAAATCATACTTCCGCGTTGATTTATCATATCCTTAGTATAAATCGTTGCATCACCTGTACCGTTTTTCATACTTTTTTGTACCGACTGCAATTTTATTTTTTCCTTAACCTCATTACGGCGAACATTGATAAATGTTATCGGATTAAAAACGATAATCTTATCAATTACATACCGAATTGCCGGTTTCCAATACACCGACTTTATCAGTCCCTCAAGAGCTCCCGGTGTCGGAACATCATAACTAACACGTTCAACTTTCATTTCAGGGCGGTTAAACGCGGCATAATCGCCTTTAACCATAATTTTAAATCCGTAACTCATTTTAACCTCCTCATACAAAATAATCTACATCATTTTCCCACGTCAAACCCACGTCCGACTTATAATAATCTGTATTTGCAAGTATGCAAACACCACAATCAAGCTGTTCTATAATCCCCTCTTTAATCATTTCTTCAAGCTCCCAAATATGTACGGACGCGCTGTACTGCTGTAATTTTCGTTTTACGGACAGTTTTCCGTATCTGAGCTGTTCAATCAAATCTTTATTTTCATCATGCGGAATTACTATTCCTATAACTTGATTTTTGATAAACTTAAAATTCTCGGCATACGTTCTGAACGGTATTTCATCAAATTTCAAATTTTCACCCATAAGCGAAGTTATAGTACTTTTGTCTATATTGCCGTCATTAAACGCAAATAAGCGACTGTAATATTCTTCAATACATTTGTCGGTTGAAATATTGTCAAATTCCTCAAATAAATTTCGTGTTATATTTGATTTAAGCTGAATTTCACCTTTTCCGCCGTCTGTTTCAAAAACAAACACATCGCCCATATCCATCTTACCCTCACGGTTACATCTACCGCCGGACTGCAATACGTTATCAATCCCTGCAATTTCTCTGAACACCGCCTTAAAGTCAAGGTCAACACCCGCCTCAATCAGTGATGTTGAAATCACGGTCGTATTAATTCCGTTCTTTATATCTTCCTTTATTTTTGCAATAATCTCCGAACGGTGCAAAGGCGTCATATATGTTGACAAATGATACTTGTTACCGCTGCACATATCATATAATTCTCTTGCCGTTTTCCTTTTGTTCACAATTATAAGTGCATTGTCATATTCCTGTGCCTTTTCTGCCAGTGAAGCAAGTTCACACTTTCCGATATACTCATATCTGCACTTATCAAATACGTTAAACAACGACGTATCCTTAACCGCATTTTCTATTTTGACACCTGACATATACCTTTCCATAAATTTATCATAATTCGGCATTGTCGCCGACATCAAAATTGCCGTACTGTTAAGATACTTCGTCACATACCCTATCGCCCTTAAACAAGGCTGAATATAGTCAATCGGCAGCATATGTATTTCGTCAAATATGATAACACTGTCCGCCAGATTATGAAGTTTCCTAAGTCGTCTGCCTTTATAATGATACAGTGATTCAAAAAATTGAATATTCGTTGTTACTATAAGTTTTGCGTCCCAATTTTCACAGGAACGTTTTAATTTTTCCGAAGTGATTTCGTTCTCATCTTCATTTTTATCATCATCAAAATCATAATTTGAATGGTGCTGCAACACAGGAAGTACATCACCGAAAATATCCTCGAACACCTTTGCTGTCTGTTCAATTATACTGACATACGGAATTACATATATAATACGTTTTTTCTTATTCTCTATCGCAGTTTTCAAAGCCGCTCTTATACTGCAAAGAGTTTTTCCGCTGCCTGTCGGCATATTCAATGTATACACATTCGCATTCGATTCAACGCTTTTATAAACCTGTTCTTGTATAATACTTCTCGATTCCTGAAGTTTAGTTTCTATTTTAAAAGAATTAAGTTTTTCGTATACTTTTTCGTATGCTTTTTGAAAATCTCCGTCTATACCTCTGTCTGTGTTGGGAGTTACAAACCGCTCCGTATCTATAAAATCCGCGTCCGTAAGGCATGAAAACAAATATCTTGTAAAAAAAGAATACATTTCAATAATTTCTCTCTGATTACTGACATCAAAAAGTTCTCTCAAATTATCTTTGGGATATTCAAGTTTAACTTCATTTTCATACGCAGAATAATCGCCGGTTTTTCGTTTCATTCTGCCGTGCAATGTCGAATCTTCTTCACCGTCAACTTTCGTTCCGCCGTCAGGTAAACCCGAATGATGTCCCGCAACGCAATACTCAATCATAGGCACATATGATTTCGGCGGTGCTTTCGCAACTTCTTTTGCACCGCATATTGCGTGTTCCACTCGGATATTTTCCGCACCGTTTATACGTTTTTGAAAATCCGATGTATACTTGCCTATATCGTGTATTTGCCCCACAAATTCGGCTATATCCGCCCAAAATTCATTCGCATTTTCACGACATAACTTCGATGTTCCGTTCAAGTGGTCCAAAAGCAGCTGTTTCCGTCCGTCGTCTGATGTATGTCCAATATATTCCATAGTCATCATCCCTTTTGTACAAATTATACTTTTATCATATCACTTTATTCGTGCAATTTCAACATATATTTTACTTTTTAGTAATTATCTATTAAATATACCTATAATTTTTATATATTTGCACCAAAAAAGGAACACATAAACAAAGCATACGCATTGTTTATATGTTCCCCAATGATTAGCTTAATTGAGTCTGCAGACAAATCCGCAACGATTTTGACTGCATTCTGTTTAATTATTATTGATATTAAAGCAATATCTCGCCTTTTCAGGCACTGAGCCTATCATACAAGGATTATGAATACTGAAATAATCCATAACATAACCCTTGTCGGTATAGATGTTTACACTCTTTTTGTCTTTCATCATTCCCGAATTATTTTCAATAACAATCTTCTTTATTTTTTTACAGTTGATTTCAATGTCCGAACGAGTGTAATTGCAAGCAATACTTGCATCTGTATTTTCCAAATTCATAGAATTGTTCAAAATGTATATTCCCTTGTACTCATCATCTCTGTTCGAGTAAGAAGAAAAGCATCTCAAACCTCTTGTTTCGATAGTATTTCCTATATATTTCTGTTCAAATTCAGTCGTCAGCTTAATATATATCGCCTCTGTAGAGCCGGTATAACGTGCAACGGAATTTTCGCCTGTATTTTTTACCGTATTGTGATAAACCAATTCATACGGACCTTCGATACCCGTTTCAACGCAATTTTGTACAACGTTATTTTTCACAATCGTATTAGGGAGTGATGTTCCCATACCCGCGAATATCGCCGCACAACCGACACCGCTTGTAAGTGCGTTCGTATCATTTACGGACGGTTTGCCGAAACCGATATTTTTGCACACATTATTTTCAATAATGTCTGCATATTTGCCCGAAACAGTCGGAGTCCAATAATCAATCGCCCCCCAAACACTGTTGTTAATCGTGTTATTTCTTATAACATAATCGTCAACATCGCCGACAAAACTTATTGTCTTACCACAGCTGTTCTCGAAAGTACAATTTTCAATAAGCACATTTTCAGCCGGACTTTGTGCATCACCGACTATTCTTATACTGTAACCGCTGTTTGAACTGTCCGAAATCTGATTGCCGCAATTTGTGAACTTACTGTTCAAAATCGCGATATTACTGCAATCTCTGAACACAATTCCGTTGTTTTCAAAATCGGTAAAAGAACAGTTGTTGAAAATAATATTATCGCAATTTTCAAACTTTATCATAGGAAAATTTTCAAAATCTATATTTTCGACATATAAATTCTCAACATTCTTCACAATCTGATATGACGGCACATCGTCCGAATAATCTGCAACAAGCGTTGCCCGTTTTCCGCCGGAAGTTTTTATCACCGTGTCTGAATTGAATATTGACGGATATTTTCCGTATTTAATCGTACTGTGAACTTTGTATTCATTCGGAGCAAGTGTGTTTATTGTTCCGTCTTTGCCTTTTATGTCGTTTGAAACACTGCCGGCAGAAAACTCATACAAGTCAGTTCCCAACAGTACTGATGACGTATCATAATTCTTAAAATCCGCTTCGGCGATTTCTTCGGGTGTAAGTTTAAACAGTTCACCGTTTTTCGATTGAATGTTCGACTTGTGACTGTCTATCTCCTTACGTATTTGCAAAACAGCATTGCGTGACGAATTACTGTCCGCTGCGTATACAAAATCCGCACCGAATGTCATGCACATCATCAATACCGTTAAAAGAGCCGTAATTTTTTTCATTTTCAACTCCATAGCCTTTCTCAAATAAAAAACCAACTTTAATAATAGCGTCTGTAAAATTGCAAATTCAATTCATACAAATTTCAACCGCCATTACATACATTTTATCATTAATTATTCATTTAATCAAGACTTTTCAATTAATATTTTCAAATAAAAAAGCATATCATTTCCAAAAATGATATGCTAAAATTTTTAATAATTTTCTGCGTGAATTTCAAAATATGCTTGCGGGTGATTGCACACAGGACAAACCTGCGGAGCTTTTACGCCTACAACAATATGACCGCAGTTACGGCACTCCCAAACCTTGACTTCACTCTTTTCAAAAACCTCTTTTGTTTCAACGTTGTGAAGCAATGCACGGTAACGTTCTTCGTGAGTTTTTTCTATTGCAGCTACCATACGGAACTTTTCAGCCAATTCGGTAAAGCCTTCTTCTTCGGCAGTTTTTGCGAAATCGGCATACATATCTGTCCATTCAAAATTTTCGCCCTCTGCCGCCGAAACGAGATTTTCTGCCGTTGTTCCGATTCCGTTTAATTCTTTAAACCACATTTTTGCGTGTTCCTTTTCATTGGCGGCTGTTTTCAAAAACAAATCCGCTATTTGTTCAAAGCCGTCTTTCTTTGCCTTCGACGCAAAATATGTGTATTTGTTACGCGCTTGCGACTCACCCGAAAAGGCAGTTCTTAAATTTTCCTCTGTTTTTGTTCCCGAATATTTGTTTGCCATTTATATTACCTCCGTAAATTTACTCATATATAATATATACCACTATACACGAATTTTAAACAACATTTTTCTATGTCTTGCATTTTTCCGTTTTTTGTATTAATATATGTTTTGGGGTGATGATATGAATGTTGAAAAAAATATGTTTACAATCGGTGAAATGGCAAAATCAATCGGAATTACAAGAAAAATCATATTGAATTACGAAGCAAAAGGATTGATTACTCCGGACGTTAAGGACGGCAAAAACGGAAATCGTTATTATACCGTAGATACGTTCACTAAAATTCGTACAGTACGTATTTTTCAAAAGCTCGGTCTGTCGCTTGATGAAATTCACGCCTATTTAGACGGTAAAACAGATTTATTACCGCTTATCCGCCGCCTTGAAGCTATGCGTGACGAAATAAATTTGAATATTGAAAAGTTGTATGAAAGAGCAAACACCAATCCCACACAAATCAAGGAAATCCACATTGACAAGCAAACGATTTATCGACGCACTTTTACTACGGAAAGTATTCTCGATAAAACAAATATTCTGCGCGATACCGCAATACTTGCCATGCGTGAATACGGTACCGATATGACAAGGCGAATGTATTTTTTAGAATACTCATTGTCCGCACCCAACGAAATTTCTTACTGTGTTGCCGTACCGCCTGAAAGCAGCGGCGAACATATCGTCGTACTGACACCAATGCGTGCAATTTGCATTTATCATCACGGTGCATATGAGGAACTCCCGAAAGTTCGCGAAAAACTTTTGTTGTATGCCAAAGAGCATAATCTCACACCTTTGGGAATGTGCCGTCATACATATCTTGAAGGTCCCCCGCAACATAAGGATAAAAAACTTTTCATAACACAAGTGGCTCTGCCGATAGAAGAATAAAAAGCTCCCGAACATATAAGTTCGGGAGCTTTTGTTTTTTACATAAAGAACGGGAAAAAATCGTTCTGAACCATATATCTGTTATTTATTTCTTCGATTTGCAAATCGGTATAACCTCTGTTTACCGCTTTTCTTGTGTTTAAATTAACAGCTTGTACCAAACCGATTACTTTTTTTGCATTATTATCATTTAATTCAACATTATACTTGTCAAACAAACTAAGAATATCAGGAGCGTTTTCATTGCTCATTTTACATTCCATTTCAATTTCAAAGCATAAGTTTTCGCCCTTTACTTCATCCATACCCATTCTCTTAATCAAGTAATGTCTAAGCGCAAGATATTCGTTGGTTTCTTCAATATATCCCGGGTTAGCCATTTTCATAATCTTTTTTCTTGACGGAATATAGAACGGCTTGTTACCTTGCGTTTTCAACAAATCATCATAAAAACCTTCTTCCAAAACATAAGTGTTTACAATCGAATTGTTGTATATTTCCCACAAATCCATTTTACCGTTGACAGTATTAATCAATTCCATAAAATCTTCTTTTGAAATATCATGATTTTGCTTGTCGTATATTTCAAAAACCTTGTCCAACGGAACAATTTCGTAAAGTTCCGCAAAAACATTGCAGTAATTTATTATTTTATCTCTGACTTCCAAACCGCCTTTTGATTCGTTTGTATAACATTTAGCAACTAAGTATTTTACTTCGTCACACAAGCTGTACTGTTCATTTTCAAACGATATATAACCTAATTCCAATAAAAGTCTGATTTTGAAAACGTCTGACTGTTTAATTTCATTGCTCTCGCACCAATTTACAAGACATTCTGTTTGTTCTTTGTCAAGCGCCGCAAGAACCGTCTTAAAATACTCGTCTGATAATAATATTTTCGATATGCTTTCTGCCACTTCGCCCTTGTTCATTTTTGAACGACCTTTTATATTAAGCTCTTTTGCCAAGTCAAGCATTTCGGGCTTTTTCCAAGACATTATATTATCAAATATTTTCATTTTTCTACCCCTTAATATTTTTTTAATATTATATCATTAAATTTTCACATATACAAGCCATAAAAATAAACAATACTTGCCGCAAATTCTATCCGTCAAGTCAGCCAAACCTCTAAAAATTCCGCATAAAGCAACACCTGCGGCGAGTGTTAGAGTTCAAGGCAACGCCCTTAGCTCCCTCACAAATACCGCAGGTGATATTTTAAACTATATCAAATTGTTTTGAGTATGTCTAACTTTGATGTGCCCCTCTTTTTAAATCAAAGCCGGTAAGAGGGTTATATTAATCATATTTATCCTATTTGACACTCACAGTCACTGCCATCTTTCGGCTCGGATATGTGACTTCGTCACCACCTCAAATGAACCGTATATTATTTTATCAGCCTACAGCCTCATTCGGATCGTCATACGCAGTCATACCCGGTATTATCCAAATTGTTTGGTTCTTTTCTTCCCAGTCAACTCGACAATCCAACACATCTGTTATATCACGAAGTTTAAAGTAGTTGTTACCGTCGATATTATAGCAAGTTGCCTGAACGGGAACTCCGTCAAGAGTTAGAAATGCCGATGAAGAAACGGCTGTTCTCGTTTCACCGTCACCTGCCGTCAACTCACCTCCGACCGATGTGTAATCAAAATAGCTTAACATATCAATCGAATTTGTTGACGCGTCATACTTAATATCAAATGTTTTAATTGTTCCGTTAAGCATTTCCGCAATATCTCTGAGTTTGAAATAGTTACTGTCGTCAATGTTGTATGCAACGGCGTTATATTTGTTACCGTCTATATAAACAGGCTGTGTTTTGGCAACAGATGTTTTACTGAACTCAGTTCCCGGATAATATGTAAACGTTTGATAATGTTCATCATTCTGTAGGATATAACGAATATTTCCGTCATAAAGAATGGTATATGCTTTTCCCGTTTCTATTTCGTCAGGATAATCAGGGTCTGGAGTATACGAATAATCTTCAATATTATATACATTAGCCCAATCTTGATCATTTAAAAAGCTTATTTCATTTCGATTTAAAATGTCCGCATATATTTTAGCTCCCTCATATGACTCGCCGTACTCATGCGCCTTAAGAAGCTCATAAGCCTCTTTTGTATATGCCTCTGCACCATATGCACTCCATGGCGAATCAACCGCAAGAACACCAATCGGCGCACCAAGTGCCGCTATACCCGATGCTGACGGTGTGCTGACAAAATCAGTCAAATTGCTTGTAGGAATATAACATTCTTTTGAATTGAAATAGATTTTTGAATTTGTGCCGTCATAATCTTTTTCAATAACATCAACTGTTGTACCTGTTTTCACCTTGCCCACAACTGAAGAGCCGTCCGAAACATCGCAGTCAGCACTTACTTCCGCCTTATACGAAATAGCCGGCTTTTGAGTATTTGTGTACTGCACATTAACATACTGTGATTCAACATAATACAAACCGTGCTTGTAATAAATCTTGTAATGACCGTTTTGCGGCGTTGCGTCCACTATTTGAACAGACTGATTTATTTTGTAAACACCCGATTTTACATAATCCGTTGAGTCGGGAGTTGTCTTTACCATAAGCGGAGCGGTTGCTTTTCCGATAGCTTCAATTTCCGGAGGAGTTGTCACTTGATTGTTAATATCTAAGATATAACAATTTTTTCTCGGTACAAAATATACGGCAGGTTTCCAGCTTGTGAAAGCAGTACCGTCTTTTTCGCCGCATTGTCTGATTGTACCGCGTGATTCGTCAACACCGCCTTCGCTCCATATTGCAACCCAATCTTCGTTATATCCGACAACGTCAAATTCACTTGTTGCACCTGCATAAAATGCTGTGTTGGCATTTGCCTCTGTTCTTGACTTTTCCGCAAACGGAGGATCATAGCCGATTTCTTTAAGTTCGTCCAATCTCTTAGAGTGATAATTAATCGGCGGATTGCCCGGATAGAACGATGCCTTTACCGAACCGAATTTACCCTCATCACCGATATGTATAACTGCTTTACCTACTAACGGTAACGATGCCGGTCTTTTATGTCTTACCCATTCAGTCGGAACTTTTGCGTAGAAATTCATTTCTTCACCTTCAGTTGTTTTTGAACCGCCGTAGATGTAATCAGCAAGGAAAACCATATTTATTGCGTGTTGATATTTTTCATCATCCGACTTTAAAGACTCATTCAACTTTTCTTCAAAGTCCTCTGCCGCCTCAAGTGTATCTTTTCTGTTTGCATAAGCATACACATAACCGATTGTACCGTCTTTAAGCTGAACTTTGTGGTAATTGTCCGCTATTTGGTCCTTGCCGTTTATGTACGCCTCCAAAACCGTCAGTTTCTCATTTTGGTACACAACACTGATACTTCCGGACGGTGTCGGATTTTTTGTGACGTTCATACTTCCTACTGTTACATAAGCCTCACTGCCGTCCTCAATATCCGTTGCGAAGACAGGCACTGCAATCATGGTAAATACCATAATCGCCGCAAGCAATGTGCTAAAAACTTTTTTCATTTTAATCCCTCTTTTCTTAAATTTTTTATTCCGTCTTGGCAGACTATGTTCTATAATTATTATACACCGTACACCGATGTACGATGCAATGGATTTTCAAAAAAAATTAAATTTTTTCTGAAACAAAAACTTTTAATGTCATATCAAAAGGAGTTTTATTTTTCATTGCTAAAGCTACACTGAACCTCGGAACTGTCTGTTTTTCATAATACAGCAAAACCTCCTGCATAATCACAGGAGGTTTTTGCACTGATTTATCTTCGGCATCCACAGTCACTGTCATCTTCCGGCTCGGATATGTCATCTTGATCACATTCCAAGAATTCGCCCCTCTCAGGCGGGAAGAATTCGTCAACCGGGAAATCTATTCTCTCAAATAAGTCACAAGGATTGTCATCCGTTGCCCCTACACATTCTTTTTGAGGGATACAGAAGTCATATGACGGGATAAGAAGTTGAACGTGGCGTTCGATTTTAATTATGGAGAAAATACCCAAAGATACGAACACACGTTTTGCCTCATTGCCTGTTACAAACTGATCGTCAAACACTCTGCAAACCGACGCAGGCACAGACGCCAAATCGAAATCATCATCACAGCAACAAGATTTTCTGTCACGTACATCAACAAGCTTTGCACCCAATGTTATCGGGTCTACCACCTCTACCACAGACCACAAAATGCAAGGTCAATTTTTTACCTAATTTATTATAGTCTAAATATATCATATTATCCCTATAAAATCAAGTCTAACCGTAATTGACAAATCAAGTATTTCATTCTATAATATAGCTATCTGATTGATAAAAGGAGGGATTTTATGAAATACATTTTAATGCACAAAGATATACCCGTCTGTGAAATTGAAATATCCGACGCAAGTTTTTCTATTGAAAATGTAAGCAAAATATATAATCCCGAACACATACCTCTTGGTCTTTCAGAAAATGAAAAAATCAATCTCAGAAAGTTTAACAAATGGTATAAAGGACGTTCTATTCCTGCGAGCAGACAAGGGCTTGCAAATGCACTTGATATAATCGGTGTTACACACCAAGACGAATTGATTTTAAAATGTTACGGTTTGAGTTTATCCGACCAATATTGGTTTAAACCGAACGATGTAAATTTACAATGGAAAGACATCAACTTTTTCGATAATGATTTTAGTGAAGATGTCGGCAATGCGTTATTCGGTACTCCAACCAAAAGTGACAGTTTTTCGCTTATATCACCCGACAATACTTCGGATGGATGGCTCAAAAAGAAATGGACAATTATAGACGGAAAACGTTGTCTTATAAAATCAGGCAGCGCACCGTTTTTCCAAGAACCTCTTAATGAAAAAATAGCGTCAATTCTGCAAAGCAGATTAAACTATATGCCGTTTGTAGATTATGATTTAATTTTTGATGATGAACAACCTTTATCGGTTTGCGAAAATTTTATCACACCTCAAACGGAGCTTATAAGTGCTTACAGCATATATGAAACTCTACCAAAAGAAAAAAATATATCATCATACGAGCATTTCAAAAGATGTTGTGAAATACAAGGAATTGCAAATACAGAAAAGTTTCTTAATTATATGCTTGCCGTTGACTACATTATCGCCAACAGCGACCGTCATTTTCGCAACTTCGGCGTAATACGAAATGCAAATACTCTTGAATGGATTGGCTTTGCACCTCTATTTGATTGTGGAACAAGCCTATGGTTTAATCAGATTGCAAAAAATATAAAACCGATAAAATATGACGAAAGCAAGCCATTTGCCACTTCTCACGCTAAACAAATTGGATTTGTAACTGATTTAACTTGGCTTGATTTTCAAAAACTCAACGGCATTGAAAACGATTGCAAAAAAATTTTAAGTTCATCAAAATACATTGATGAAACACGTTGTGAAAATATATGCTATTCAATTTCAAAAAGAATAGATATGCTAAAAGACTTGTTGTGATTCTTCTCACAACAAGTCTTTATTATAAGGGGGTGTAGCCATATTCTTTTAAATATTTATTTTATCTCAAAATCGTGAAACTACTTCTTTGCATTTTCCTCTAATTCCAATAGATATTTATCATAATCCGACATGAACAATCTATCCTGAATGATTCTATACTTTTCAAATTCAGTTTCTGCATGAAGCTTTGCAATCTCAGCAGACACTTTACCTGCATCCTTTAAAATTCCATACTCAAACATTTCAATGAAACTATTAAGACGTTTCTCCCAATCTTGCATTGTCAGCGGAATATGTCTTAATGTCATACTTTCTGCAAAATCTAAGTATGCCGTAACCATACGATTTAATTGCCTCATCTCATCTTGACTCAAATAATTCTTGACAATTATAACATCGCTTTTCTTAATCTTTCCATTCGGTGAATCTGCCCATGTAGTTAATCCCATATGCTCTTTTGTATGGTCTGCCCTTTCTACAATCAATTCAGCCGCTGTATGTCCATGAACGGCATAATGCATTTTATTCTGAACTGTTGCATAAAACCTCTTGGTTGTTGCCGAATTTCTATCATAATCTATCGCCGTTGCATACAGGTCAGTGATTTTCTGATAAAACTTTCTTTCACTTGCTCGGATTTCACGAATACGTTCTAACTGTTCATCAAAATACTTTTCGGTTAGGTATGTTCCACGCTTTAACCTTTCATCATCCATAACCCAACCTTTGATAGTGTAATCTTTTGCTATTTGATTAACCCATTTTCTAAACTGTACGGCACGTTCAGAATTGACCTTAAATCCTACTGCTATAATCATCTCTAATGAGTAGTGATTTGTATTATAAGTTTTTCCATCTGCAGCAGTTATCCGAAATTTTTGGATAACTGAATTCTCCTGCAATTCACTATCACTAAAAATCTTTTTTATATGATAGTTTATTGTGCGAACATCTACATCATATAATGTTGCCATCATTTTTTGTGTCAACCATATATTCTCATCCTCGTAACGCATCTCAATGCTATCAGCTTGGTCTCCTACAGATGCAACATACGTCAGATATTCCGCCGCACTTGAACGAATAGTTATTTCATCTTTTTTCTTTGTCAAATAGAATTCCTCCTTCATCATAAGATCATCCTATTATTCCACAATCGCATAACACATCTTACCTTTAAATGCCACTCCGTATTTGATAATATTCTTGTAGCCATCTTCCCTTGCTTTTGACGCATAGTCACGGTCATTTATTTGCTTTAATGCACGTTTTGCGGCTTCATCTGCCGTTTCATTTTTACCGCACACTTTAAATTCAAGTATTACAGCATTTTGTGCCACATCTTGTTGATACAAAACCAAATCACTGCGTCCGTCACCGGTTTCACGATTCGATTCTACCTTATAGTACACATTACCCGACAGCAATCCTGATATTAAGCCATGATAAAATGATTCCGTACTGTCATAATAGCTTATAGTTTTTCTCAACAAATCAGTTATTTGCTCCGCAAAGTCTTGTGCATTACGTCCGAGCAAAGCTTTATACAAATTATCTTTATTAATTGCCTTTTTATATATTTCAAAATATTGAATTATTATATCTGTATAACAGCTTTTTATTTCAAGATTAGGAATGACAAGTGAATAGATTGTAGGCTCGCCCGTCAATTCACCTGTTTTGACTATCTCTTTGATTTTAAGATAGCCGGTAAAGAACAGAAAGCTCCATATATTTTCATTATTTTCAGTCAAATCACCGTACGTTACTGTTTCTTTTAATACAGTTTCTACGCTTCCGCCATGAATTAAATTTTCAATAATACCCTTTGTTTCATCATCTGCTTGACCAATTAATGTTCTGATAATATTATTTGAACTTGTATTCGCCCACCATGGCATTGCCAATATATCTTTATCATCAAACCACTCTTTTGTTTGGTTAAGTACGCTCCATGGATTATATACTTCGGATTTTCCGAACAAATATCCGTCATACCATTTTTTCATGAGCTGTGATTTTTCTTCTATATTATAATATTCCATCAATTCGTCTACTTCAGATTGCACAAATCCGAAACTTTCGGAATATTTATTTGAAAGTATTGAATTTACCGCAAGATTATTAAGTCCGGTAAAAATACTTTCTTTTGATATTCTAAGACAACCTGTAATTACAGAAAACTCTAATGCTGAGTTTGTTTTTAAAGCAGATTCAAACAATGAGCGGATAAATCTAACCATTTCATCATAATAGCCCGAAAAATATGCATCTTCAAGCGGTACATCATATTCATCAATTAGTATTATTGTTTTTGTTCCGTAATATTGTTTTAGACATATGCTCAAAAGTTGTATAGAGTTACTCCATACTGCATCTTCATCCATTGACAAAATTTTTTTATATTCATCTTTATATTCATCTGCCAATTTATCACTGTCTAAAATAAATTTATTATTTATAAATTGTCGCTGTATTTCATATTTTAATCCTCTCAACGCTTCTCTATAATCACCTTGCTTCGCACACTTCAAAGACAACGTAATAACAGGGTGAGTATTTCTGTACATAGCCAATTCTTCATAATGCTCCGATATTTTCAGTCCGTCAAAAAGATAAGCATTATCTTTTTCATTTATATCGAAGAAATATTTAAGCATACTGAAATTCAGCGTTTTTCCAAAACGTCTTGGGCGAGTTATTAAGTTATTCTGTCCGCCGCTATGCAGAAGTTCATAGATAAGCATTGACTTATCAACATAATAAAAGCCGCTGTCTATAAGCTGTTTGAAATCTTCATAGCCTATGGGTATTCTCTTTTTACCGTTTGTCAATAACATATTCTCGCCTCCCGTATTCGTATAATGTAAGTATAACACAAATTTTTACCTTTATCAACGTTATATTTTACTTCATAAATATTTCCACCGACTTATCAGGATACACAACTATCTTTTCAATTATCCTCCGCATATCGTCATTTGTATATTCGTTCTGCATGAGAATTTGTTCAATATCTTTATGAATATCATCAATATGCGTGGCTTTTTTCTGAATTTCATCATACGCTTTTAATTCCTCGTCAATACTTTTCATGCCCTCGTCAATAGCGGACATTTCTTTTTTGAGTTCGTCCATTGTGATAATATCCGCCGCAAACATTTCTTTAAATTTGCTCCGACGTTTTTCAAGCGACTGTCTTGTATCAATCAATTTTGACACGTCAACATTTGTTGTTTGTGCTTTATATTGTTTCATCAGCTTATCCGCAAACGCTTTTTTATCTTCTATTGCCGTAAGCAGATATGCTTTGACTTCATTAAGCAGTTCCTGCTCATCAACCGTAACACTGTTTGTACAGTGAGCATTACCGTTATTATTATGCACACAACAACGGTATCTCACATAACGATTTTTCCATTGATACACCTTTGCGGTAAAGCTTTTGCCGCACTCACCGCATTTAATCAAATTTGAAAACAAGTGTCGGTTTGAAAATCTGTTGCCGGGATTGTCATTTTTATATTGCTCTTGTCTTTCTTTAATTTTATGCTGAACAAGTTCAAAATCATCATCGCTGATTATTCTGAGTTCGGGACGTTCATGTATGTACCATTCCTCCGGCGGAATTGCTTCTCTTGTTCCCGAAAGAAAATCCTTTGTAACGCTTTTATTATTTATAATCTTACCTATATATATCGGATTTTGCAAAATCCTGCGTATGGTTTTAGGAACCCATTTAGCTTGCTTTTTTGTCGGAATAGCCATTTCATTTAATTTAATGGCTATCCGCCTCGTGCCTTCCCCCTCTATATACCACTTAAACATCAACTGCACAATATAGCTTTCCTGTTCATTAATTTCAAGCGTGTATGTATCTATTTTATTGTAGCCGTAAACCACATTCGGGACACGACCTTTTTTTGCATTTTGACGTTTACCGAAAATTACACGTTTGGACAAGTTAGAACTTTCCTCTTGTGCAAGTGCGGCAAACACCGTCAATACAAATTCACTTTCACCTATAACCGTCTGATTATTCGACAGAAATCTGACATCAACACCATTGGAACGCAAGGTGCGGATACCGTATAAGAAATCAGACGTGTTACGGGCAAATCGGCTTATATCTTTTACCGCAACATAGTCAAATGCTCCAGTTTTGGAATCTTCCAAAAGTTGAGTAAACGCTTCACGCTTGTTCATGCTTTTGCCGCTGATACCCTCGTCAGCGTATATTTTCACCAACGTATCGCCCTCTTTATCGGCGTACTGTTCAAAAAATTCACGTTGATTTTCAAGAGAAGATAGTTGTTCCTCTTTCTCTGTGCTGACACGACAATATGCCGCCATTCTCATTATACCGCACCTCCTTTCCACTTGGTTTATGTATAATTATCTGCGCTTAATTGGTTTCCTCGAAAGTATCTTCAACAATTCCGACTCAAATATTTGCTTACTCTTAGGCGGTTTGATTTTAATGTGCATAGTATCACCTCCTATAAAATGGTATGAATTAAATTCCATGTTATATGTGCCGGTGTGCCGAAAAAACTTGAAAAATTTTTTAAAATATGATATAATATAGATATATTATAAAAAACTTTTGTGAAAATTCTCGGCACAGCGGCACAAGTTTTACTTTGTAAAAGCTAAACCTTCATAAGCAGCAATCGGATTTTTAGAACCGTTAATTCGTTTACGTTCTAACTTGACCTGTGAATAGTTCAACGTGATATAGTTCAGTATGTCATGCGACTTAACGTTTATGTTCCTTTTGTATGCGAATTCCTCATAACGCTTTTGCACTTCTACTCTTGATATAAGTGAATCTTCCTTAAATTCAAGATATTTTTCAAAAAACACTTGTTCTGGGCAATAACGTGATTTATACAATAACAAAACAGCTTTCGACTCTGTAGTCAAACTAAATACAAAGTTGTTTTCAACCAAACGTTTTAAACCTTTGATTGCCCACGTTAAAATATAATCACGTTCTTCGAAAAGTTCTTCGGCAATGTTTAAATTTCTTTGTCCTTCCGGAATTGATTTTGTGAACGGAACAATAATAAGTCGTTCAAAAAATGCTGCAGCATTGTTGGCATCAAGTCGATTAAGAGGTACAAATTGATTTGTTCCGAATGCAAGCTTGCAATAACATGGCTGACTGGTTGGGTTTTTGTACAATTCCTTGGTTTCAATCACATCCAAACTTGATACAACACTCTTAAAAACTCCGATATCCTTAATAGGTGCTTGCGGTAAATCTGATGCGATATTCACTGTTGCGTCCTTTAATTGTGCAACATGGCATGAATCTGATAATTGTTGTAAAGCGACATTGCTCACATTTTCCTTTCCAATAATTTTACCGATTACATTTAGAAGTACAGATTTTCCTGAATTCGGTACACCATAGAAGATAAATGCCTTTTTCGCCCAAACATATGTTGAAAGTAGGTAGCCGATCACTTCCTGCAGAAATTGAATGCTATCTTTATTACCTGCCGTAATATCTTTCAAAAATCGCTTGAATACTTTGCCTTTGGCGTTTTTATCATATTTTGCTTGAATGTATGATGTAAATCCAAACTGCGGAGAGTGTTTTTCAAGCTCACCCGTTTCCAAATTGTAGACACCGTTCTCACAATTAATCAGCGGCAAATCTATCTTTTGCGTCAAATCCCTTTGAATATCAGGATTCAACAGCAGATGTTTGTAGGCTTTATTTACATTATCAGCCGAAACAACAAGCCTTTCGTCATTAGAAAATTGATTCATCAGATCACGCTTAACATATGATGCTACACGTTTTACAAAGCACCCATGTGCCTTGTCGTAGTAGTATACTTCATCTTGATAGCTTGCAATAAAATTACTTGCGCTAAATAGTTCACTTATAATTGATGAAACGTTCGGTCTGGCACCTGTTAAAGTTTCATCCTTCAAGCTTTCAATCTTGCGTGCAATTTGCTTAATTTTCCTACATTTTAGCGAATGGTCTTTAAAGCGTTTGGAGCTTTTGTGTTTAGTTTTTGATTTCTCGGAATGTGACTTTTCCGTTTCACCAAAGTCACCAAACATTTCAAGCCACTGTTTGGTGGATTCTGAAATTTCATTCTGCTGATTCGACTTGACATCCTCTCTGATTGCCCCGGATGACTTTATGATGATTCTGCCGTCAGCATCACGTTGTAATCCGTCAGATTTGTCGCTCTTCTTAATTGCACAGTCTGCCAAATTTGTTACAGGTTTTGGTTCACCATTGTCAATGTTTGAATTGCTTTTCTCTGTTGTACAAATTTCTTTGGACGACGCTTTAATAACAAATCGTCCATGAGAATCTGTAGGGATTTCCGAATTAAATTTGTTTTGGTTTTTCATAGTATATCTTTCCTCTCTTCTAATTTTTATTGTTCATTGTTTATTGAAAAGCTTTTCTCTGTGATTAATTATACATCACATTGGGAATTTGTACATTGAGCAAATTCATCCATCGTTTTTGGAAAACCCATTAAATGACAACAAAAAAAGTATATATGCAAAATACTATTTGCCTATATACTTTACAATCAAAATCTTGTAATCAATCTAATTCTTCTATAGCATCCTTTAATAATTGCTCACTATTTCTGAATGATTTATTCTTTAAATCTTTAACCTCATCTAAGACATTTAAAATTTCTTCTATTTCATCATCATTTTTTTCTTGATTACTTTCTTGTTTTAATATTTTCTTAAATTCACTTTTTCTTTGCTGTATTAACCAATTATCCAATTCTTCTTTCAGTTCTTTCTTTTTCTTTTCATCAGCCAATCTATGATTGTTTGACATAGCGTTTATTTGCTTTTGAAATGTTTTATATTTTTCACCCGAAAACACTTTCGATATTGCCTGTTCTTCAATATACTTATAATAGATAAGTTCTGTATAATTTGGTGGAAGTTCTAATTCAAATAAAGCATCAATAATTTCATCATTTCTTAACTCTTCCATTTTCTCCAACACATCATCGGCAAAATCAATCCATTCTCTGAATTTGTTATATACAAACTTTAACCATGTCAATCTGTCTTCCGCGCTAAGCATTTTTTCTGCATACATATTTGAATCTTCTTTTTTACACAAAGCAGAATATTCCGAAAACTCTGTATAATTATTATCGGCAGATATGTATTTCAATTTACAACATTTGTTTTGTGAATCCCAATTTCCGCTACACCCTATACATTCAGTATCTTTTTTATTAGAAATAAATTGTTTTTTCAAATCCTTTAAACGTTTTTGGCAATAACATACACGAGGTTCTCTTATTCCTTTAAATATTACATCTAAAACTTCTTTCATCTTATCAAAATACTTATTTTGATACACTGCATAGTATCTTGTCTTTTTATATATTTTAGATCTCAATTTATTATAGTCATCACTGTCTACATATGGCTCTATAAACTTACAAAAATCATCAACAGATTTTACTATATAATTTGCATCCAAATCTCTTAAATAATTAACACGCATTTTCTTAAATTCTTTAGATGTAAATTCGCTCAATATTTGGGTTATATATTTTTGATGTTTACAATAAAAAGAATATTCATTTTTAATTTTAAATATATCAGAATCCTCATCTATACCAAAAGCTTGTAATATTACATGAAAAGCCTTTCTTTGCTTTCTATATTGATTATCTTTATCACATAGCAAAGAGTTTTTAAATAATTCGTATTGACCGTCATTTGATATTGCATCAAGAATACTATCCATCATTTTATTAAAGTTCAATCTCTTTAAATTTTCTGTTTCTTTCACAGTTGACATTTTTTACTCTCCATTCTTAATATTATTATAAACTCGTTACATAACCCCAACAGCTTTTAATTCTGATTCGTTTCAGTTTACCGTCTTTCATAAAACCTACTAATATTCTTGTTGCGGTAGCAGATGAGACGCCCAGCAATTTTTGAACATCACTATTCAAAATATACTCATGTGTTTCGAGGTAATCATTAATTTTATTCCACCTCAAATCACTTTTTGATGATATATTTTTCGGCTTATCATTTATGCTTTTCTGCAATGCTTGTTTTATAACAGACAACATAAATTCAATAAATACCGTTGATTTACCATTATTGTTTGAAATGTTGATAGCATTGTAATATTCACTCTGATTATCATGAATTATAGATTCTATCGGCAACCATGCAAATATAGGATTCCATTTTGAAAGCAACAACGTATGCCACAATCTTCCCATACGACCATTGCCGTCTGCAAACGGATGTATAAGTTCAAATTCATAATGAAATACGCAGCTTTTAATCAGTAAATGAATTTCACTTTTTTCCGTCCATTCAAGTAATTCTTGAACAAGCTTAGGTACATATTGTGGCAAAGTTCCGAAATGAAGTATATTACCCTCACTGTCAGCCACTCCGACAGGACGTGAACGAAATTCTCCCGCCTCATTAAGAAGTCCTCGTTCCATGACACTATGAGCTTTTAAAATGTCATCTATTGAGTACGGATTCAACTTATCCATATTATCATAAATTTCATAAGCATTCTGCACTTCTGCAATATCCTTTGGCGGTGCAATAACACGTTTGCCCGATAAAACAGCAGTGACTTGTTCTAAGTCAAGCGTATTTTGTTCTATCGCAAGTGATGAATATATCGTTTGTATTCTGTTCGTTCGTCGCAGTGTAGGATTCATTGATATTTTATCTGTAACGCTCACTCTGCCTACAAGCTCCGCAATCTCTATTACATCTGCCATGATACGCTCGTTTATTTCAAACGGCGGTTGTTTGTTTGTCAATGCTCTCACCTCTTGATTTGATTATATCATTCCATCAATCAAAAATCAAGCCATCAATCATTCAATTGATTAATGACTTGATTAATCATCATATATAAAACCATCGTTTTTGAAACATTTTGAAATTGTATCATAAACCCACTTCAAAACCTTTAATTCCGTATCAAAACTCATCTCAAAATCAATATCTCAAAAACCTACCTTTATGAAAATATCATACCCATTTTTACTTTTTTAAATGTCGATATAAAGTAGCACGTTTCACTCCGGTAAGTTCTTCGATTTCAGACATGGTATATTCTTTTGTATCGTACAGTCTTTTTGCCTTGTCAATCAATTCACTGCTTATTGGTGGTCTGCCGCCTTTTCGTCCTCTTGCACGAGCGGCGGAAAGTCCTTCTCGAGTTCTGTCTGCAATACAGTCACGCTCAAATTGACTTATAGCGCTTATTAATGTAAACAATAGCTTACCGGTAGCAGTAGTTGTGTCTATATTTTCTTTAAGCGAAACAAGATTGACTTTTTTCTTATTGAATAGCTCCATAAGTTCAATTAAATCTTTCGTCGAACGACCTAATCTTGAAAGTGATTCTATAACAACCGTATCTCCCTCTGATAATCTGTCGAGCATTTTTTCAAGCTCCGGACGATTACGCTTCGTTCCGGTCATCTTCTCACTGTATATCTGATTCACACCATACTCCGATAACATATCAATCTGTCTGTCAAGTACCTGCTCCTCAGTTGATACTCTCGCATACCCAAATTTGTAATTCTTCATAACTTCGCCTCCAATAAAAAAACACTGAAAGCATTAACTTTCAGTGTTCATAGTTATTTTATATTATTTTCTTAGTATATTCTTGCTTACACAAGTTCAATATACATTGCCTATGTTTTCTATCTTATTTTTATTAAAATTTATTTTTTGTATAGGTGTGCATTATTTCAAGTAAAAGAATTTACTTTCGTTTTATAGTTATATATTGGAGATAAAAAACCACAGGAATATTTTCCTATGGCTTTTATCATTCATTCAAATTTAATATTAATATCGCATATAGCAATTTATCGAATTTTTATTGCTGATCCTATAGATATTTTCTTATTAGTAAATCCGTTTCTGCCTTCTACATCCAATCTGGCTAGTTGTTTAGCCTCAGTTGTACTGCTGGCTGTAACCATAGTACTATAACCACTTTTGCCATCTACACGAACATCAACTTTATATTGTTCCATCTTTGCTCTCATTGTAACTCCTCCTTTCTTTAAATTAATATTTGTCGGAAAATCTATACTTTTTGCGACACTAAAAAATTAATTATAAAACAGATAATTTTACAAACCTATTGACAAAAAATGTTGAATATGCTACTATATTTGTAGGAACATTATACAAATTGCATCTACTAAGCAAAAAGTATACTTTTTGCAATACATTTTACTTTTTTACCATTCTGTAAAATGTATCTATTGTTAAATCACAGTTTTTAGCAGCATTTCTTGCTGTTATTTTTTTGTCTTTCCACAACTTATACATTTCATCGAAATTATCAGGTTTCGGAATTGGCGGTCTGCCGAATTTTACACCTCTCTTTTTTGCGGCGGCAATGCCTTCGGCTTGTCTTTGACGTATATTCATTCTTTCGTTTTCCGCTACGAAAGACAGCAGCTGCAACACCAAGTCGGCTATAAATGTACCGAGCAAATCCTTACTTCGAGTTGTATCAAGCAATGGCATATCAAGCACCACTATATCCGCATTCCTTTTATGTGTTATAATTCGCCACTCCTCTTGAATTTCTCTGTAATTTCTGCCGAGTCGGTCAATGCTTTTCACCACAAGCACATCACCCTTTTTCAGCCGTTTGAGCATTTTCATATACGACGGTCGGTGAAAATCCTTACCGCTCTGCTTATCTATATAAATACGCTTTTCCTCCACTCCATACTTAATCAGCTCCTGTATTTGCCTGTCCTCGTTCTGATTTATCGTTGATACTCTCGCATATCCTATTAAAATCATAATCATCTCCTTCTTTTCGTCAAATACACTACACTCTGATTATATCAAAAAAAATTGAAAGGTAGATTGCTCTACCTTTCATTTCTTTTGTCGTTGTAGTAATTGAGCAGCGTTGTTATACATATTTCGACCAAGCCGAAAAGCAGCTGTTCAATATACTTGTTGTTTGGTGTTACACTTCCAAGAAATCATCTGCGTACAACATTTCCTCCACCTCCTCCGGCGTAAAGCCGTTATTTAGCAAACAGTCGATTTCATCACTGTCATACCCGTAATACTGTGCGACGCTCTTTATGTCGTCTACATACTCGTTGGTATTTGAATATTCAAAACCTTTTCGCCAATCATAACCGTAACTTCCGTATTCATCGAAGTCAAACTTAGTTTTCTGTGTCTTACCTTTGCTTGAGATTTTAAGTATTTCGCCGTCTTGTATTTCAATATCTTCGTAATCTCCACGTTTCAAGTCGTGAAACAATTCCGTATCGACAAGTGCTTTCCAAAGTATTGATATTGTTGACGCATACACATATACTTGCTTTTTCTTGAAATGCAATACCGATATTGGACTGTCGCCTTTTACTATGTAAAGATTATCATTTGAATCAAGCACCGAAAATGAAAAACTACCCTCAACATTTTCAGCCATATATTTAAGGCTCTTAAAATCAAGCTTCTTTTGTGATTCGATTAATTGCACCGCAATGTAACTGTCTGTATCAATAATTGTTGACGGCAGTCTTAGTTCACGTCTTAGTTTTTTGTCATTACAAATTATGCCGTTATGTGCAAGTGCAAATTCTACGTCGCCACACATACCTTTAAACGGATGGTTATTGCCGTTGAAGTTTAGTGTCCCTTGTGTAGCATGACGAGTATGTCCCATTACTGCAGCTGTATTTTTAGGGACACTAAAACTCATTTCATATGCACTCTTACTTTTCTTGAACACGGTAAGTTTACCGTTCTTGTTATATGCAATTCCCGTTGCGTCTGTACCCCTTACCGCACTTTCAACAGCGAGCGCCTCTGTTATTTCCGCCATGTCTTTTACCTTATTTCCGTATGACAGCACACCATACAATCCACACATATCTTACTCCTCCAATCCTCTTATCTTCAAGTATTCCTTTAGCTCCGCTTTATCTGCTGATACTGTTTTCGCAAACTCTTTCCAAGTCATTGTCTGAAATTCCTCGTCCGTCAGATTTATCGCCATTTCACAAAGTAAATCCACAAACTGCAACGTAGCCATAAATGTTTTATATCTTAACGTACCTCTGAATATTCTTAGTTCAACCGTAAATGTATTTGTAAGATTAACCGCTGTGTATCGTCCAAGTCCAGATGTTTTCGCACCTTTGAGGCTTTCCTTAGGATTGTCCATACTGCAACCATATCTTGATGCCCATCTGTCTGCTTGAGTTTCGGTACGACGAGAAAATCTCAATATCTTATCCCAAAACTTTTCAAAGAAATACACAATCCTTGCAATAGTGTTTTCCTGCTCCTCCACACTTTCGCCGAGTGCGGCTCTGTTTATATGAACATGCAATCCACATGTACCGCTGTTATGACTGTAATATCCCATTTCAAGTGCTTCGTCTAAAATCTTTTTCCAAGGTATTGTATTTGTATGATATTCCAAAGTCGCAGGGTGACTTACAATTTCAAAACCATCATCAAGTGAGCCGTCATGTTTACAATAAATATGCTCGTTAATTCGATTGCCTATATTCAAAATTCTCTCGGCATTATCGTCATATTCACCGCCTTCATCTATTTCAAGCTCTATGCCGTAATGTGGTTGCCCCTTGCCGTAAAATATCGGATCCGGTTTGTAATAGTAATCATGTATTATAGAATCGTTTATTTCGTCATAACAGTTTTGGCAGTACGGTTCATCGTTGTGATAACATACATCATCTCTGCAAACGTCATCACCACATTCGCTACAAGTTTCGTATAGATTGTCATAGCAATCTTGGCAATACTCGCCGTTCCTCGAATCGTCACGCCATATACTTCTGCCGCAATGACTGCACTCCGTCACTCGTTGATTAAAACAGTCGGTACATAATATCGTTCCGTCAAATCTTATTGCATTTTGGGAGCTTATTTCTTCTCCGCATAAATCACATCGTACATTTTTATTTTCTTCACTCATTTTCTTTTCCTCCGTTAATATTCATAATTAAATAGCATTGTTGAATGTGTCACATCGTCTATGACAAAAATCTTTGCACACAAAAAAGGAGTACCTGTTTCAAACAGACACTCCTTTTCATATTCCGGTTGTTCCTGTGAATGAACAATCTTCTGTTTTCCGTTTTCCTCCGATAAGTCGAATACTTGTAAATAATCCTTTGGTTCGTCCATGGTGTCAATCATATCCCACATTATCACTTGTAACAATAGCGGTACTTTCTCCGCAATCCCACTTGTAACAAATCTTTTTCCACTAAACATCTCAACCCTCCTCTTTAATTTATTTAGTCTGTGACTATTCACATATATACTATATATTTATAACTTTGGAAAAATCGAAATAAATATGCAAAATAAGTATTGAATTTCTAAAAATCTATGGTAGAATAATATGTAAGGAACTACAAAATAAAGTATAATTTTCATTTATACATTTTATAGATTTCAATACTACATTATTTACAGGAGATAAAATTATGTTTCAATTCTTTTTGTCAGAATATAAGAAAATTAACTCATCGCCAAAAAAGATACATATAAAATTACTAACAAAATGTGATATTATTTTGATAGTTACTCTTATAATTTCTTCAATAGTACTCCTTGTTTTTCAGTATTTTAAAATACACTTTATTGCTTCTCTTCTCGCAATCATTATGCCAATTATTGTAGCTTGTATTGACTGTTACAACAGAAACAAACATCTTAATCTCATGGCTTTAGAAAATGCATCTAATTACAAAAGTAATAGAATAAAAAAACTTGTAGATTTATGTAATAATCCTACATTTAATTTATATGACAAAAAAGGTATAGATTTTCTTATATCAATGTGCAATAAAAAGCTAAATGAAGAAACTATTGCTTCTTCATTTACAAAAGCAGCTTCATTTTTCTTCAATAACCTTTTATATCCAGTTATTGCATTTATTGGAGGTTTTGTTATATCAAAGATAGATGGTATTTATTATATAATCAATATATCAATTCAATTAATTCTTTTAATGATAATTTGTTTTTTTCTATACATGGCAGTTAAACCCCTAATAGATGATCACCTGCATCCAAACAAAGAAATTATCGAAAATTTACGTGATGATTTAGAATATATAAAATTAGAAATTGAATAATAAATTGCACTAAGCATTTTAGTTGCGTTAATAAAGGAGGGCATATGAAAAAACATCTTGTAATAATTATAAATATACTTTTTATACTTACAGCCATAATTTCACCATTTATTATAAATGAACTATATAAAACAAATAAAGGATATTTAGTTCTTTGGGAAGCCAAAGATATGTTAATATATGTTTCATCAATTATTTCAGTGTTAGCCACAATTTTCATAAGCTGTATTACCGTACTACAAAATAATAAAGCAAATGAAATTAGCAATAGATTGCTAAACTTAGAAGAACTCAATGTTGTTCCTTGTTTCAGCATTATTAGCGACAAAACAAATTTTTTTGAATATTATGAAAATACAATTCACTTGCAAGTTCATGTTAAAAATATAGGAGATGGAATCATAGACATAGAAAACATTCATAATTTTTCTTTTCACATTTTACAAAGTGATAAATATGAAATTTTAAAGTTTGTTAAAAAAGGATTAGATTATCCAACAGTATTACCTAAACAAGAAAAACAATTAGATTTTTCTATTGCCTATCACGATGATAATCTTAATACTCTGTATGATATAAATTTCATCTCAGAATCCAAATTAACCATTAATTGGAACGGGTCGTTTGATATTATTTTAATTTATCAAAATTCAGAAATTAAATATAGAGAAACAATCAATATGTCTGGCAATATATTTTTTTCACTTTCTAATGACCTTTCAATAAGAGAACAAAAAATAACCAAAATAGATTATAAATTAAAAAAAATTTCAAGTTGCTCTCAGTAACTCTATTATATTAGCTTTATAAATGAATCTATTTTAAATATTTTGTAACCCCTCATCATGGTACATCGTGATGAGGAGTTTTAATTATGACAAGAAGAAAAAGAGCATCGAACGAAATTGCTCAAATGGAACGTACAAAATACGCTATACCACCGTTAGATGCTCAGAAAAGTCAACTTGATTGTTTTCCCCATACCTCAACACCTTGTCTGTGGTTTTTATGTATGTAACATAATCCATCAAGATGGGGATTTGTAGTCAATTTATCTATACGGAACGATTCCGATACTTTTCTAGATTGACGGTTTAGAAAATGTCCCACCCAACTGCTACTTTTCATTTCGTGTTTTATGTTTGAATGCAACCCGACTAATTGCTATCTTTTGCAATTCTTTTAATAGTTCAAGATGTTTGCTGTAATTAATATTGTTAAGACATCTACGTTTTTCTGTGAGCTTTATTACATTGCTCGCTTTCTCTTCTATCCCAGTTTCCCGTTCAGTTCCAACAATGACTTGCCCCTCATCAGACAAAAATAATTCTAATGATTTGAATATACTCTCTAAGTTTTCGGCATCTTGCCCTTGCTGATTAGGAGTGTCGACCACATAAAAATTGAAAGGGCTATTTGTTCTATATAAATTATATAGATACAGAGCCGACTGATACATATAAACTAATCGTGGAGTTTCGCTTCCGGTACGGTCTATTATTTGCACAAAATCCCTTAGTTTGATGAATGTTTTAGGGAGATTTATCGCATCCGCTAAGGTGCGGCAATATTCTTCTATATCCTCTCTTATATCTTTAGAACGTTTTTTGGATTTCTTTTCGTTTATTTTCTTGTCAATTATTGCAATTTTAGAAACATATGAATCTATTTCTCCTTGTAAATCTTCCAATTGCCTCTTACAGGATTCATATATCTCATACTGTCCCTTGTTTTTATAAAAAGAAGAATAAGATAAAAGTTCTTGAGAGTTATGAACTTTTTGTTCAATCGACTGAATTTCTAAAGAGACTTCGTTATATTTCTCCTTAAGTTCTTCTAATTCTTCTGTAGCAATAGATATGCTATTCCTCAGTTCTGTAATAAGCTTTTCACAATGAGCATAATCTGAAGTTATATTTAATTGTTCCTCTAATCCATTTGAATAAATAGTGCCACAAATTGGGCAAACCAACTCATCTTCTTGAGTCATTGCAAATTCAATGTCCTTTTTTGTTTCTATGAGATTGTGTTCCACAATGTGCAATTTGTGTTGATTGACATATATATCATTTTCCAAAACTGTCATCTCTGCATTATAAGAAAATTGCATTTTCCTTAATTCTTCTGCCTTATCAATCAAAGATTCGATATCTGTTATGACCTCTTCAACGGATTCAATATTCTCAAATTGCGTTAGTGTAGATGTGATACGAGAGACAAAGTTTTGATTGTAATGCAATTCTTTTTTCTTATTATATTTTTCAAGGGTATGTTCTTCTTTTTGTGCTTGAAGTTCATAATACGCATCATCGAGATAACCGCATACATATTTGTTTGTATTTGTTTTCCAATTTTTAATATACCCAACATTTCTGAAAGAATCAGCTATTTTGCTCCATCCTTCATCTTGGTCAATATATTGAAATCTAAAGAGCAATGGCGGTGTTACATTGAATTGTTTACCCTCTTTTGAAATGCATTGCATTTTGACTTCTAAAATATCCATTAAACAGTTACTAAATTCGTGAAAAGCTTCCGTTTCGATAATGCAAGAATAGGAATCATCATTATTCTCAAAAATCTGAATTTTTTTGTCTTGACGAACAACACAAAACTGTTTTTCTCCATATTTAAAGAACAACAAATAAGCAGAAATTATTTTTTCCCAATCTTTCTCAATTCTTTTGCATTCGCATCCGAAAGTAGTAAATATACTTTTGATAATTGAAGATTTTCCTGTTTTATTTCCTCCCAAAATAATATTAAGCCCATTTTTAAAAGGAATCTCTAACGACCGAGACTCACTTTGACTGATTACTATCAGTTTTTTTATCGTTAGTCTTTTCATTATCTTTTTTCTCCTGCTGTTTTCGTAAATTTCTAATTAAAATTTTGTACTTTTGCTCTTGTTTAACTTTTCCAACTGAATTTTTGCTCATAATACAACACCTCAACTAACGATTTATCAAGAGAATCCGATTGAAGACTATGCTTTTGTAATTCTTGAATACATAATCTTTTCAAGTCATTATCAAACTCATTTGTCTCACATGATTCACAATATGTAGAAATTGTTTTTCGCAATACAACAACAATTTCTTGATATTTAACATCATTAACATTCAGCCACCTTGTATCGTGGAGCGTTTTTGCTGATTCTATACGATTAATATCCTTATCTGACAATGCTTGGGTAATCAAGTAATCGTGAAATGCATCATAATTTCCACTATTCTTTATGTTGCCATCAATTTTCTTACCTATTTGAGTAATATCCACACCTTTTTTCTCAACTAAACTTTTCATACTAATAGGTACTTTTATTTTTTCTTTACTCTTTTTTCTTACATCATTTAGCAATTGCTGAAGAATAAGATGGGCGGTATTGGATGGAATATTTTTGTCTGCCAAGTGGTTGAAAAATTTCCCCATAGTTTGAGATTCATAAGTTGTTAGCTGCAGTTCCGATTTATGTACAAAAGTATTCTGAATAAACTCCTCAAAGACAGAATCAAAATTGCTAGGCATATCATCTGAAAATTCATTTTTAATCCTGTCTTTGATTTCTTCATATAACGTAACATTTTCTGTCTGAAGCCTTTTCCCGTCTTCAATATATGACTGCCATAATAAAACATCTTTATTAAAATCATTATTTGATACAAAATGGCAATGCGAACATTCAGCACCAAATGTCAAATAGTTGTAGAAAATAAAACCTAAAAAAGATTTTTTGTAGTTGCCACTTTTTTTCTTTTCCCTTTTAGACATTTCTGCAATAGTCCAGTCAGAAGACTCTTCTTTTGTCTTTATTTGAAAAAACTGATACTGCTGATTATCGGGAGAAAACTCAGCCATATCATCATGAAATTCGCAAAAAACAATACACTCTGCATCTTCTTGAAGCTTACCTATTATATGACATACAATCCAATGAACTTGATATTCAAATCTATTATAAGAGTCAGAGCCTGCTTGCTCACGCTGTTCAACAGTAAGTACGCTACTCATAATTTGAGCCCCTTTCATTTTTATTCCTTTTCATGGTAAAGTTCCACTGTTCTTTCAATTTTTCTCATCCGCAATCGCATCAAACACAGTCTCAAGAGAAGTCTGAATTTCTACAATGAAGAACGGAAGCCCAAGGGTGTTATCTTTTATGGTTTTCAAAAAGAATTTCCAACACTCCATCATATCTTCATCATCAACAAATGCAACAACATATTTAAAACTATTTCTGTTATAAGAAATGACACGCAGCTATAATGGTTCAAATACAACTGCCTAAAATTTTACACCCCCAAAATCAAATATTCTTGAATGACAATAGATATAATAAAAATCAAATCTTTTACATTTTCTATTGAATTAGAATAATTTGTTACTGTGTTACAGTAAAAACCAACTACTGCATCGAACACTGATGGGGCAATACGATCCCCTCAAAGCAGAGTTGTCGTTTTTCCAATCCTACACCATCAAAGATCAGCCTTGATGTCATATGGTCTGCAAAATCCAACTACGATAATCATTTTCAAAGAACAATGTTTTTCCAAACAGAATACACTAAGAATTCCACTCTTGTCTTGAAAAGCTATATAAACCTGTCCCTAATTACACATACCTTCTATGATGAGTTTTTCTTCTCATGTGTAAAATGTTTAAACATATTCACTATTTTTATTTAATAATACCACAAAATATACAAATCGTCAAATATATATTATAATCGATTTTTCATCTCGCACTTTTTTTCATTATATCGGATTATACGTCACCATTCACTATATAAGTATAAATATCTTATCAAATAAAAATATAAAAATTACTTTTCTCAGTAAACATATCGCAGTCTATTGAATTTAACTGATTTATAAATATGAATTACATAATTTTCTCTGTTTTTGAAAATAGTTTTTATGTAACCCCTTATTATAAAACTATACCGGGGAGTAAAATCCCCGGTATCATTATGCTTTGCTATTACCTTTTAAATATTATTCCACTTCATATTCAACCGTGGCAAGTTCATTCATTTCGATATCATACAGAGTTGCCGTAACAGTTCCGCTCGGTGTAAAATCCTTTGGATTCATCACTCTATATTCGCCTGCGCCGTTTGTGATTACCTTTCTGTCTCCGACATTATCTCCGCACTTAAATCTGACTATATAAGAAGCTTCTTCCGTAACGGTAATATAAACGCTGCCGTCTTTATAAGTAATACCATACTCCCAATCTTTCTTCGGCAATGTAATCTTCACATTGCCATATTCAGAGGTATACAGCACCCAACCTTCTGCTGTCATTGTTGCCGGTTTTGTATACTTTTTTGTCCACACCGATTCATCTGATAAATTCGGAATTGTTATTTCTTCCGTCACGTTCGGATAACCCTCAAGTGAACGCACCGCTCTTCCGCTTTCGGTCAGTGTCGGGTCTTCGGATATGCTCCAAGCACCCCACCAATGAGCATAAAGCGTTACATCATCGCCGGAAATTCCTTCAAAGTTTTCAATCTTTGTTCCGCCGCCTTTTTCGGTATACCAACCGCCAAACGCAAAATTATTTCTTGTCAAATCGGCAAACGCCTCATCGCCGTCTATCCAATAGTTGTTAATGTATTTGCAGCTTGTTATGTTTCCGCCACTATAATTAGGGTCAAATGTAACATTGCGTTCCCTTATATCATTAGGAAGCGGAATAGTCTTCACCACATTCACTATATAAGGCATATTGTTTTTATAATAATCTCTTACAACCTCAATATTATTTCCCTTTTGTCTTATTCGGCAGAAAATAACATTATTAATATCCTTGATTGTATATGTATAATATTTATCGGTTTCAAAGCTATACAGATACACTGTGGATTGACTCGTTATAAAGCTCGGTTTGAAGAAACAAATATATTTGCCGTCCTCAGTTATAATATAACTTGTCGGTTTTGCTCCGTTCTCCGATGATGAAGGTGTAAGTGTTTCTGTAAAATCAGAAGTGGTTTTCACTTTGTCCATATCAATGTAGTAGAATTTTTGAATATCTTCATTCCATATAAATTGCATATAAAAACCGGTAAACATATCATATTCTTCATAAGTCGTTTCCGTGCAATGAGTAGTATAATCTACATATTCGGCTTTATTCAATACATTATCGCTTACCAAAAAACGTTCACGACTTACCGTACCCGGTTTGTCCGGTACAGGGTCATCCGCTGTAACGTCAACATGATATTTTTTTCCGTCGATTGTAACACAGCTCCAAGCATGAGGCTGCGGATTATCACCCAAATGTAACGGTTTTCTTCCCTCCACAATCGTTGCCGTCACTCCGACTCTGCTAAGTAGGTCGTTATATGCTTTAGCATACCCATCGCAAACGGCATAACCCTCTACAATCGCACCATACGCCGTGTGTGCATACGGTCTTGATACCGTCACATCATACTGACAATTTATCACAAGCCAGTCGTGAAGTGCCAATGCTTTTTTAAGTTCCGTCATATCCTTGCCCTTGTTTTTGCCGAGAGCCTCACAAAGTGCTTTATCGACCGCCGCCTCATATATGGTTACTTTATCCTCATCCGAAATATCATCTGTTACCGTAACGGCATCCGAAAGCGGTTTCATTGTTTCTAATCCGTCCCAATACATAACCTTGTCGCCGTTTTTTACATCAAGCACCGCATTGCTGCTTTTCGTCACATATTCTTTCACTACATTTGTAAGTTTTCCGTCCTCATCATATGATGCAACAATCGCAACACCTGACGTGCCGTTTCCGACAACTGCTTTGCCGCCCGATACGGTAATTGCCGAATCTGCCGCCGAAGCACTCACAGACATAACAAACAAACCTGTCAACACCGCAATTACCGCTATTACTTTCCTATAATTTTTCATATTTATCCCTCCTTTAAACGCATTAATATCATATTCTTTTATAATAATTATATCAGAAATTCATAAGATTTTCTACTGCTTTAATAAAAAAATATACAGGTAAGCCTTATTTAAAATAGACTTACCTGTTTCACATTTTATCTTCTGTCGTTCTTTACACCTGTCTTATAATCATAAAAAGAATATGCCTCGTTAAGAGCAAAATTTCATAAAGTTTTAAAGACATCATCTTTAAACTCATTTTGTTTCATTTCGCCCTTTTCATTTATATATCTGTACATTTCGCCTTGATAAAAATACAAATTGTTTTGATTTGCCGCCGAATAGACAAGTCCAAAATACAATACATCATTATTAAAATAATAAATTCGATTATACTTAAAATCGTTTACACCTGACGGAATATCTATTCTCAGGACTTGATCTTCGAGAGTATAATACTTTACACCGCCGTCAATCTCTGAAACCTGAAGTGAACCAAGACTTTTATCTGTATTTTCTCTCAATTTATTGATTATGCTTGATTTCGTTCCAACGCCTTTTATCTCAGCCGATGGCATATTATTTTCATATGTATTTGGTATTTCACCGTCATTCAGCTTTACCGCCGACCACTTTATCGCCTCCGACGTCAAAATCGGATTGGCAGGTTTTTGTCCTTGATTGTGTCCGCTTACCAAAAAGTATCCCACAAAGCCTGACGCAACCGCCAAAAATATAACCGTTACAACCACAATAACAATAATAGCGATTTTATTGTTTGGCTGATATCCCTCAGAATTAAATTGTTGAGATTGTTCATTGGTTTTTACAATTTTTTCGCCGGTCATTGGATCAAAGTTATAGTCATCTTTAATAATTTTTTCACCGGTCATTGGATCAAAATTATAATCTTCTCTGTTCATATCATTATCCCCCTATCTGACGTATGCACTTGTCACATATCCGACCATACCGTTATAATAAACCTTATCATATCCGTTGTACGAGCCAAGATATTCAACTGCCGCTCCGACAGGAATTTCACAAATGTATTCCGCCGGCTCTGACGGTGTTTTTCTTAAATACACCGAATTTTGCACTCCTGAAATATGATAAATAGGATTTCCGCCTGTGTAGACATGAGGATCTGTTGATGTCAAATATTCCGCTTTGGCATAACCGATTTGTCCCTTGTATTTTATTTTGTAGAAACCGTTTGTAACATCCTCAATATATCCGACAGGTTCACCCCAAGGGATTGTACAGATATTTTCCGAATTTTCTTCCGCATACTTTCTTAAATATATTGAGTTCTGTACATTAAAAACATACATTGTAAATTTAACCGATACATCGGACGAGCCTGTCGCATGTTGCACCGGTTCAGCAGGTTTGGCATTTTTATTACCTGCCTGTTGAATTGCAATATTCGCGTCTTCCGTAAGATACTTTGTCATTACAAAGCCTTCTTGTCCGCCATACTTAATTTTTGAAAAATCATCATTTTCCTTTTTTACAAATTCAACCTGCGTGCCAAGCGGAATTGTGGTAATCTGTTCACCGTTTTGGTCCGGAGTTTTCCTCAATGTTACGCTTTCATTCACATTTACAATGTAAATAACCGTTGTCGGATTTTCTGTCGGTGCCGGTGTTGCAAGAGTTGTATCGACAACCTTGTCACACAACACATATCCGTCCACGCCGTTTACTCTTATCTTATAAAAACCGCCATGTGCAAGTGCCAAAAAACTTACCGTTTCATTTGCTTTTGTCTGCATAAGCACTGCCGAGCCTTTATCGGGATTTTCATAAACATTCGTACCGTCATCTAAAATTGTATATGACATACCTTCATTAATGCTGTTTAAACTTACATTTCCGTTGCTTGCATTATTGAACGTTGACGCATACTTTTGATATGCAAAAACAACTCCGCCGACAGACAGCAATGCAACTGCCGCACATATAACGCAAACAACGATTAATTTGTTCCTTGAATTCATTCCCCTCATCCTTTCGCTTAACAGATTTAAGTTTTTATTACAGATACACAAAATTATATAGTAATAATTAAAAATATTATATCATTTTCGACAACAGTTGTCAATATATTCCATAAAATAAAAACGGTTTAAATTTTTCGTTTAAACCGTTCTTCAAATTTATACCACAGGTTTCATTGTACCTTTTCCCAACAGAATATACGCATTGTTTCACCGTTATATCCTTTGTATTTTTACCTGCCATTTTGCAGTCCGCCACCTCTACCACTGCATGCGGCATATTTGTTTTTCTCCAAAGCTGCGGATCAAAAGCGTCCTCCTTATACTTCGACTCAAACACTTTTGCATTACCTTCCGAACCGAAAAGTATAACTTTTTTATCAAAAGTCGCAAGACCCTCAACTTCTGTCGGACGGCCCACTCCTGTAAATACTGCTAAAGTTACTTTAAAGAAATACTTCAAATCAACCGAATAAAAACCTCTGTTAAACGGCACAGCCTCAATGTCCGTAAACACCCAAATCACTTCGGCTTTTGTGCATTTAACGTTTATTGCTCTGTCCACAATATCCTGACCGCACGAAGTCAAGTACACGCGTACATTTTCCAAGCAGTCTTTATCTCTGCAACTGTCATATATCTTATCAGTATGTACACACACTGCTTCACGGAAATTTGTATCACAAGGATATTTTCTTTCTCTTCCGCAGTCATTACAGCAATTTCTGTTACAATCAGCCATTTATTATCATTCCTTTCTATGTTTTTGGGGTTTTCCCTTGGTATAGAATATGAAACTCACCGAAAAGTGTTACTTTTACCGATTATTTTAAATTAAAGTCTGAAAATTGCAAACATTTCTATTTGGATTATGATATAATATGAAAAGTTTAGAAGTATCACGAAAGGAATTAAAACATGAACAAAATCACAGTAACCACAAACAAAAAAGCATCTATGTCCGATTTTTACGGTATATTTTTTGAAGACATAAACCATGCCGCCGACGGCGGACTTTACGGTGAAATGATACGCAACAGGGCGTTTGAATTTTCACCTATGGACAATCCGTCATATCAGGCGTTAACGGCTTGGAAACGTATTGAAGAGGGCGGTGCGTCGGTGTCGTCATTTGTATCAAACAAATCACCGTTTTCAAAGCGAAATCCGAATTATCTTATTCTTGAAATTAACAAAGCAGGTACAAGAGCCGGTATAAAAAATCTCGGCTACAACAGCGGTATTGCGGTAAAGGAAAATGAAAGCTACAATTTTTCATGCTACGCAAAAAGTGACAAGCCTTGTGAAATAACAGTTTCAATAGACAACGCATACGGTGAAGTCATTACAGAAAAGTCGCTTAACATCACGTCAAACGAATGGACGGAGTATTCATTTACATTAACATCACCTGTTAACGATTTTTCGGCAGTGCTTGCAGTCACATCAAAGCAAGAATGTAAATTCTGTCTTGATTTTGTATCATTATTCCCCGTTAAAACCTACAAAAACCGCAAAAACGGTATGAGAAACGACATAGCCGAAATGCTTGCGGACTTAAAGCCTAAATTTATGCGTTTTCCGGGCGGTTGTCTTATCCACGACGGCACACTTAATTCCGACGACAGAAACTCAATGTACCGTTGGAAAAATACAATCGGTGCTGTAACCGACAGACCGTCACGACGTAACAACTGGCGATACAATCAATCGTTGGGACTCGGATATTTTGAATACTTCCAATTCTGTGAGGACATCGGTGCAAAGCCTCTGCCTGTACTTCCTGCCGGATATAATCCGCATATGGAGCAAGCCGTTCCGCTTGACGAAATTCAGGAATGGATTGACGACGCACTTGACCTTATCGAATTTGCCAACGGCACTGCCGACACGAAGTGGGGCAAAATAAGATGTGATATGGGACACGCCGAGCCGTTCAACCTTGAATATCTTGCAGTCGGCAACGAAGAAGTCGGTCAGGGCTTTTGGGATAGATATGACCTTTTCCACAAAGCCATAAAAGAGAAATATCCGCAAATAAAAATAATCAATTCCGCAGGGCCTTTCCCGCAAGGCGGCGAATTCGAACGCGGTTGGAACAACGCAAAAAAGAACGGCTCTGACCTTGTTGACGAGCATTACTACACATCACCCGAATGGATGCTTGCCAACTGCCACCGTTACGACAATATGCCGTCAGACGGTCCGAAAGTATTCTTAGGCGAATACGCGTCATGGGGCAACACATATTACAACGCACTTATCGAGGCGGCATATATGACAGGACTTGAAAACAACGCACACGCAATCGGTCTTGTATGCTATGCACCGCTTTTATGCAATGTTGACTACATAAACTGGCAGCCCGATATGATTTGGTTTGACAATCACAGAGTATACGGCAGTGCAAATTACTATGTACAAAAAATGTTTATGAACTGCACAGGCAACAATTTGCTTGACGTAAAGCACGACGGTTTTGACAAGCCTATCACTCTTGGCAGTGACAAAATCAGCGGTAATATTGAGATTGAAGCTGACAGATGCAGTGCGGAATTTTACGATATTAAAATCACCGACATCGCAACAGGCAATGTAAAAACATATGAAAATCTATCATTCAACAACGGCGGTAAAGCCGTTATAGACAGCATAGACTCAAATCATTACAAAGTCGAATTTACCGCCAAACGTACTGCAGGCGACAAAGGTTTCCGCCTGTTCTTTGGCAAGTCGGACGATAAAAACTTAATTCAATGGTTTATCGGCGGTTGGCAAAATCAAGACACAGAAGTCAACGCACAAGTAAACGGACGCGGTTCGTGCCTTGACCACAACATTTTCTCCGTAATGACAGGACAGGAATACAAACTTTGCCTTGAAGTCAACGGCAGAAATATTACTACATATATAAACGGCAAAACCGCAAACACTACAATCGACAAACAGCCTGTTATGGAGGAATTGTACTACACCGCAAGCAGTGACGATAACAACATTTATATCAAAGCGGTCAATGTGCGTGACACCGAAATAACATCTGAAATATGTGTTGAGGGCGTAAACGGCATTAACGCAAACATAACGGAACTTTCCGGCAATTCGCTTAATGATATGAATGATTTCGACAATCCGAAAAAGGTATCGCCGAAAACATCAGCTTTAACCGCCGTATCAAATACATTTGAATACACATTCCCGCCACAGAGCGTTACAATATTTACTGTACAGAAATAAAAAAACTTGAGCCTGGCGACAAGATGTCGCCAGCTCCAAAAATCACATCTTACGA